AGGCTGAGGGGTGTCGAATACCTCGGTCTCATACTGCCAACGACCGGCCTCATCTTGGTAGCGGCGGGTTCGAACGTACCCTCGGCGTCTCAGCTCCACGAACGCGGTCCGGATCGCATCGAGGCCCTCTTTCTTTACGGTCGCCAGATGGGCCGTCGACGTCCGCCAGTCGTCCGGCTTCGAGAGGATGTAGATCAGGACGCCGGTCGCCTTGAACGACAGCTGAGGGTCCGCGATCACCTCGTTCCGGATGATCGTCCAATTCGTCTCGGGCCGCGGTGTCCGCCGGATCATTCGGCCACCTCGCGAAGCATCGCGGAGTCGGTTTCCCACAGAATCCCGTTGTAGCTGATCACTTGCCAGCCTCGATCGGTCGCGGGCCGGATGAACAGTACGGGATACCAAGTCCCGTCGTCGTTTACGAGAGGGTGAACCTCCAGCGGTCGGATGGGTTGTTGCCAGGGATGATTCATGCTTTGCTCCTTGATAGTCGGTTGATGATTTCGGGAAGGTCTGACGGAAACCAGACATACGCTTCGGCGCCCGCCGCGATCAGCGTTCGGACCCAAGCGACCTGACCGGCGGACAGGCGGCCTTTCTCCTTCTTCAGCTCGGCGAAGATCAGATCCCCGTCAGACGGTCGCGCCAAGACGAGATCAGGGAAACCTGCGTCGCCTTGGATCGGTGTCGCCCATCGCCCAGGGCGAATCTGGGCGGGCCGGAAGTGAGCGACCTTCCAACCTCGGAGGCGGGCGATCTCGATCACCTGCGATTGGAACTCGCTTTCAGTTATTGGCATGGCTCACGATCAGTCTGCCGACTACCTCAGCGACCTGAGGTACTACAGCGTTTCCGAGTCCCCTAAGTCTGTCCACCCGAGAGGGAATCCCATGAGCCACTCGACCCACGTCGGGTTCAATTTGCCACCATTCCCTGCCCGCATAGCCTTCCGTTCCTCGGAAGTAATTGTCCCGTCCGAATACAGACGCTCGATCTGTTCCATTCCCCCCGATCCTCCAGCCAGTTTGCCGTACGTCGGTGTCGGCCACATTTGGACCGCTCGTCCCAGCGTGTCCGTCTGAATCTTGCCGTCTCGTATTCGTGGCGCTGTGCCGTCCTTGTAGTCGCGGGTCGTCGGTGTCGGCCATAAATGCGCGCTGGCTACCGCGTCGCGCAGATTTCCCGGTTGTGAACGTCCCGGCCTCGTTATAGTCGCTTCCCTGTTGAGAGCCTCGGGACTTTTGGGTGGCAGTCCGTCCATTGTTGTTGGGGTAGGCCAGAATGATGAGCCGGTCGCGTCGGTGATTGGCTCCCACGGAGGCTGCCGAAATAATGCGCCATTCACAGTCATACCCGAGGGCGGCAAGGTCTCCAATAACGGAGATTCCTCCCAGAGTGAGATGACCCCGAACATTCTCCAAGAATGCGTATCGGGGTCGTAAGACGCTAATGGCGTTTCGGAAGTAAGGCCACAGGTGTCGTGAATCGTTCTCGCCTGCTCGCTTACCGGCAACGCTGAACGGCTGGCAGGGGTATCCTCCGGCGATGACGTCGACATGGGGAATGTTGCTCCAATCAACTTGGGTTATGTCCCCGATGTTAGGAACATCAGGCCAATGTTTTTTCAATACGCGACAGGCGTACGGATCTATTTCGGAATGCCATAGCACGTTCATTCCGGCACGTTCCAGTCCGAGGTCAATGCCACCGATACCAGAGAACAAGGAGCCGACTGTAAGAGTCATGCGCTGGTCAGCTCGTCCATCGGAGCGAGTTCTTGTTCTGGCATCTTCCAGAGACGTTTCTCGACGTTGTAGATGCCGTGCTCGACGATGTCCGACGCTCGGGTCCAGCCGACGAGATCGACATACTGCTCCCGATTGTCTGTCCATGCCAGAACGTAGATCTGATCGAGGTTCGCTCGGATCTTCGCATCCTGAACCCAGAGCGCCCGCCGCTCCTTCGGGACGGTGGATGTTTTGACGTCGTAGATGTCGACGTCTGGAAGCTCGTAATTCCAGAGGGCGTTCCAGAATCCGACGCCGACGTCGAGGAAGGAGAGAAGAGCGACCTCGCCTGCGACGCCCGCCTCATCTTTCCAGAGGGCATGATCGGTGTTCCCGTCCGATCGGTAGTTGAGAGCTTTCTTCCATCGCTGGAAGCCGATCGCGTATACGAGCGATCTGTCGTAGTCGTCGAGCATGACTCGGGTCATTAGAACGGCTCCTCTGTTTGTGCTTTCTTCAGGCGGTCAATCTCGGCGGACGCTTCGCGCTTCGAGAGCTGTCTCGGGTCGCCCTGGTACTTGAGGGCGCGGAGGAGCTTCAGTTGGGCGTCAGACGGGCCGTCGCCGGACGGGGCTGGAGCGCCGCCCATGCGGACCACCTTCTCCATCTCCTCGCGAGACGGACGCTTACCGGACGCATAGATCCAGGCCGCCAGACATCGCCCGATCGAGCTCGTTTCTGCGTTCTCGACGTGGGATGTTGCGTTCACGCCTCGATCGGTTTTCTCCTCGTAGGCGTAGCCGGTGGCGGTGGGATGCGGGTCGTCTCGATGCCGGTACACGTCGGCGCGGAACAGGACGGTCGTGTCGGTCATCTTGACGAGCTCGGTGAAGATCCGGCCTTCAGGATGCGCGGCCCAGAACAGGGCGAGACGCTCCTCGACGGTCGCATAGGAGGAGAGGTCAAAGCCCACGGCGACGCTCCTCGGCTCGCTCTTGGATGCGGACGAGGTTCTGGAAGTGTTCGGCCTTGTAACAGGGGAAGCACCAGACCGCCCAGGAGGCCGGTGAGAAGTGGAAGATCTGATCGCCGGCGAGGGGTGCTCCACAGCGACAGCAGGCGCCCGCGGTGGGTTTCGCGATCTCGGTTCGGTCAATCATTGAACCCTCCCAGGTTGAGGCGGACGATCGTGTCGGCGGTCGTCTTGGTCATGGCGGACGGGGTGACGTCGAGCGAGTTGAGGCAGTAGGCGGTCTCGTAAAGCGCTCGGCGAAGCTCGGCGCGATCCTCTCGGAGACGCTCGATGTCGTTCTTCATGCGGAGGATGAGATCGGCGGCGTGATCCATGATCTGCTTCGCTTCGGTTACTGCTCTCTCGATGGGGTCGGTCATCGGATTATCCTTCCTAGTCGGGTTTCCCGACACGGTAGCGGATGGGTGTCGCGACGTGGTGGAGTCGTGATCGTTCGCGTTCCGTTGTGCCTCCCCAGATGCCAGGGAGGGATCGGTCGGGGAAGCTCATCGCATACGCGAGACAGGCTTCGCGGACCGGACAGGCTCGACAGATCTTGAGGGCCTGCTTGGCTTGCGCGGCACCGAGGCGCCCAGGCTGAGGGAAGAAGATGTCGGTGGGCAGGTTCTGGCAGTCGGCGCGGGTCATCCATTCGGGCTGAAGAATGTTCAGCACGGGCGGCTCCACGGCTCCCAACCACAGCCACGGTTAGCGTCATGCCAGCGCCAGATTTCCAGACCCATCGCCAGATTGAGGCGCGGATCGAGCACGTTTTCCCACGGACCGAAGTATGTCTCGAACTCGTCGCGCCAGACCTCGTTCAGCTGTAGCAGACCGTGATCCGGTGAGCTCTTGTTGATGATCCACGATTGGCATCGGGACTCTTGCCAGATCTCCTCCAGCAGGTTCTCCAGCTCTTCGGTGGGCCATCCGACGTCGAGCGCCAGGGGCGCCCATTCTTGGCAGGGGATCGACGGGTCGAGCGCCAGTAGATCGAGGTCTGCTTGAAGGGCGTCGTGGGCGGTGGTGGTGGTCGCCGCGATCGTGGTGGTGGTGGTGGTTGGGGTGCTGGGGACCGGCGTGATGACGACGGTTCGGGGGGTGGGTTCGGTGACGACGGCGGGCGACGTCTGAGGGCCGTCGTCGAGCATCCGGTGGATGATCTCGTTTCCGGCGATGAGGCTCATGAGCGCCATCGCGACGATGACGATGAGGTTGGTGGTTCGGGTGGTCATGGTTCCTCCAGGGGTCGGCTGTTGGTGCCGACGGTTTACCGGATCGGTGTCGGGAGGTGGTGGATCAGGCGAAGAGGGCCTTCCAGGTGACGGGTCCGACGATGCCGTCCGCGGTGAGTTTCTGTTCGGTTTGCCATGCGCGGACGCGGGCCTCGGTCTGGGGGCCGTATTTGCCGTCGTCCGTGAGGCCGAGCGCCTTCTGGATCTCCTTGACCGCTTGACCGGTCGAGCCTCGTTTGAGAGGCCGTCCAGGGTACTTGGGCGCTGTCGGTGCTTGCGGGACGCTGGAGGCGCTCTGAGAGCCTTCTACGAGCCTCTGAGCGATTGGGGTGATGTCTGCCCAACGGTCGGGATGGGTTTCGACGTGAATCCAGTCGTTTCCGGCGCCTGGGCTCTTGTCGACCCAGCCTCGACCGGCTTCCCAGTAGCGGGTCCGCTGGTAGAGGTGAATCCTCTGGATGCCAAGTTCGGCGGAGTTCTCGATCAGCCAGGGCAGAACCTGGGCCTCGATGACGGCGAGACCTGGGCCGCCGTGACGGTCGCCGTAGCCGAGGTCGACGGCGGCGCCGAAAGCGTGAGACGACCAAGCTGTGCCACCTCGGACCGGACGGACGACGTAACAGCCGAGGCTTTTCATGTTCCAGCGGGCGCGGAGCTCGGCGGCGAGGAGGAGCAGGTTCGGGGACGCCTTGGTGAACGGGGCGCCAGGTTCGCGGCCTCGGTTCCAGGAGACGAACGCGGTCGCGACGGTCATACGGTCTCGACGGGCCAGGTGAGCACGATCGCGGCGTGAGTGCCTGAGCTCGTCACAGCCCACAGCTCCTCGTTCGGCGGGATCTCGATCGTGAAGTTCGTGTTGTTGTCGATCTTCAGGCCGTTCGTCGTGGTGACGTCATCGCCACCGATGTAGATGTCGTTCCCGTCGGGGCGGACGACGATCACGCGAGGCTCGTTTACGGCCTTCGAGACGATCTTCGCGGCGGTGACGCCGACGCTGGTACGGGTCGAGATCATTCTTGGTTCTCCTTCGGTTCCTTGTCTTTCAGACCGTTCGACGCGAGTACGCCGGACAGGGCGCCGGTCATGAACAGCACCAGCGGATTCAATGTCGCCCAGGCGGACTCGTCGTTCGGGGACACTTCGAGGGGTTGGACGACGAAGAGCAGGCCGTACAGGAGGGAGCAGACGGCAAGCATGAAGGTAATCGAGAGAGCGCATCCGATGACGAAGATGAGCCGAGCCTTGATCTCGCTGTTGGTGTACTTCCTCATGGGGTGACCTCGCATCGTTGGGCGGTGGGGGCGGTGTCGCAGTTGTCGCGTACACGGTCGGAGCATCCGGCGACGATCCAGATGGCGACGGCCCCGAGCAGGACGACGAGGACGGCGGCGGATCTCATGGTTCGCGGTCGTCCTGCGGTTCTTCCGTCCAGCCGGACGCGATGAGTTCGGCGTACTCGTCGTCGGTCATCTCTCGTTCGATTGTCTCGCCGGTCTCGTGATCGTTGATGGTGATGTTGGGTTTCGTCATGACTGCCTATAACCGTAGATTTTGTAGTAGACGTCGAAGTTGCCGCCGTTCGGTATGAACCGGATGCCGGTGAATTGGGTGCTGTCGGTTTGGATGCCGCCCATGATCCATGAATACCAGTTGTCGTCCCTGCGGACTCCTGTTCCTGTTCCGGTCACGCCGGTCTGTTGGGCTTTGTTGGGGTTGGAGATGTCGAACGTCCAGATTGACCAGCGGTTCAATGACTGGTCGCCGGACGGCCCGCCAACGATTGCCGTGGAGCTTTGGTCGTAATCTTGGAATACGGCGTTCGCTTGGGTCAGGTTCCACCAGTTAGAACGTGAGGCATAGTTGGTCGTCGCAACGGTGCTAGCGGTTCGGAATTGGAATCGCGCATACTGAAGCGTCGACCGGCTCGCCGTCTGAACCACCACGCGATAGTTGTCGTATGTGCTTGAGAACACGCTATTTGCGTCAAGAGCTGAGGTGTTGATGCCGAAACCTTGCGCGATGTAGACAAGGCCACTATTCGTGAGGAATGTGTTCGTGTCCGAGGCGGTGAGTATCTCGCCTGAAGCGAATGTCTTGATTGCCATAGGGTCACCATCCGAGTCGGTTTGTGTTGAGAATACCGAATGTATTCGAGTCCAGGGTGAACAGGTCGTAGATTACGGTCGGGGAGAGGTACAGGGTGAAGTTCGTCTGCCCAGGCACAGCTGAGCAGGTGCCGCCCTCGATCACGAATCGTGTCTGGGTGGTTGATCCTCCTGGCACGTTGTACGTCACCAGAACCGAGCCGCCGGACATGACTGGCAGGTCGTTGAGCACTTTCGTGAGTTGGGTGGTCGTGTTGGCGCTGTCGCTGAACCGGACGTCGGCGTAGAGGGACTCTTGCGACAGGACAGCCGCGAACCAGTCGGTTTGGTCTTGCTGTTGGGCGAGATTGTTGAACAGGACTTGCCGGTTGTAGTTGCGCTCGTAGTTGGACGGGCTTGTTGCGGTAGTCGTGCCGACAGTCGTCGAGGTGAGGTTGATGACGTTCGGATAGTTGGCGTTCGGATACTTGCGGGTCAAACCGTCGTAGACAATGCTCGTGGACGACGACAGGCCGATCGTGAACGTGACGTCGCTAGGCGCGTTGGAGGTGGTGAACTCGATGGTCGCGCCGTCGTAGTAGTAGTTAGAGTTTTCGGTGGCTAGAAGCTCGCCGATGCGTTGTCCGATGGTTGTCGGGTCGAAAGCGTCGGAGACGATCGCTCGTCCGTCGTATTCGACCGGCGGAGGGTACGGCGGGACGAACGGATACACCTCGTTCGCAAGCTTGACGGCCTGCCGGATCGCGTTGGTGGTTCCGATAATCGGGTCGTCGTTGACGTAGTAGAGGGACAGCATCCCGAACGCGTCGACGCCGGTGATGGTGGCGGTGTTGGCGCCGCTAGTGATCTCGTCTTGGAAGGTGACCTCGACGACGTAGAAGAACATGTCGCTCGTGCTGAGGTCGTTCTCAATCTTGATTTGGTCGCCTTCGCTGATGTTGGCGGCTTGTCCGGTGTTATTGCGAACAGTGAAGGTACAGGTGTTGCCGGTCCACGTGTCGAAGTATGAGGTCCGTCCGAATGTGAACGACAGAGATTGAGTGATCGACGTGAACGACGTGGCGCCTACGGTGACTGTCCAGTTGATCGTGCTCATCAGCCGATCGCGTTCGCTGGGAGCCGGTTATTGAGTCGGACGTATTGCTGAAGGGCGGCGACGACGGCGTTCGGGTCGGCGGAGGTGACGGTGACGTTGATTGTTGTGCCGCCTCCCATGAGCCCGCCACGATCGAGCGGGATGACGGCCTCGGGGCCCGCTTCGCCGATCATCGCCAGGGTGGGGCCGGTGACGATACCGCCATCACCTAGGATCGGAATGTTGGGGACGTCGAAACCCTTTCCGCCGATGAGGGGAACCCAGCCTGGAACCTTGAATGAGAGGGCGCCAACGGTGCTGTTCCACAGCTTCGCGACGCCGTTGAACACGGTCTTGAAGGCGCTGTAGATGCTGTCGATGTAACCCTTCACGACGTCGACCCAGTCGCGGACGACGGTTCGGATCGTGTTGAAGATCCGGAGGCCGATCGAGGCGATTCCGTTGAACACGAATTGGACGTAATTCCACCAGACCTCGAAGGCTTTCTTGATGCCGTCGATGATGATTCCGAAGATGCCGAACTTCGCTTGGAGGGCGACGATTGCGGCGATGATGCCGATGATGACGACGGCGCCGGTGGCGACCCAGAGCGCGGAAAAGGAAGCGGTGAGAGCGGTGTTGAGGGCGGCGGTGACTGCTTGGATTGCGTTGTATGCCGCCATTCCTGCGTTGATCGCCAAGATCGCAGTCGCCAGAGTGCCGATAACGAGTCCGAGCGTGACGATGAGGCCGGTGTTGTCGCGGACAAAGTTGCCGAGCGACTGAAGTTTCGGGAGGAGCTTCTCGATGATGGGCAGGAGCGCGGCGCCAATGCTTTCTTTCGTTTCGCCGAGCGCGATCGAGAGGCTCTTGAACTTGCCCTGAGCGGTGTTCGCTTGCTTGGAGGCTTGGTTCTGGAATGTTCCGGCGAGACGTCCGAAGATGGTGTCCGCGTCGGCGCCTTCCTCAATGAGACCGGCGAGAGCGGGATCGAGGGCTTTCAGCGCCTTGAAGTTTCCGTTGTACGCCTTGGAGAGGGCGTCGGAGACAGTGGTGAGATCCTTTCCGGTTCCCGCTGAGATGTCGAGGGCGAGACCGAGGAGATCTTGAGCCTGGGCGACGTCGCCGGTTCCGCGGACCAAGCTGTCGAGCGCGGGCCGGAGCTCGTCGTCGGCGACCGCCGAAGCGATCGACGTCTGGGTGATGAAATCCTCGACGCTTTTCACCTGGGCGTCGGTTGCGCCCGTGACGTTCTGGAGGGTCGTCGCGAGCTTCTGGGCGGCGGCGTCATCCTCGGCGAACGCCTTCACGGCGTCGACCGCGACGAAACCGAGACCGGCGAGAGCGGCGGCGGCGGGGACCGCGGCCTTCTTGATCGCAAACGCGGCCTTTTCGCCGGTGGTCTCCAGCTTCTTGAAATCAGCGATCGCTTTCTGGATGCCTGCCGGATTCCATTCGGAGACGATGGGAAGGGAGATTGCCATTAGCGCCTCACGACTCCTGGGACGGCCTCGATGATGATTCGCTCAATGATGGGGACGAGACGGGTGGTGGCGGCATCCACGTTGCGGAGACCGGCGAACCAGACGAACCGTGACGGCCCTCGACCGAGTTTCGAGGTGAGGTAACTCTCGAAGTCGGGTCGCGCTTTCTTCGGGTTGCTGTTCCGCGTCTTGTTTGGGCCACGGCCCGCCATGTCTGCGATCGCCAGGGCGGCGGTCTTGGTCTGTACCTTGACGACGCCGACGGACTCCCATTCGGCGCCCTGCTGAAGGTTCCGGCGTCGAGCCTTTCGGGTGTCGATCTTCGCGACGACGCCTTTCTGCTGGGACGCTTTCCGCCAGCCGGTCCGACCAGCGTGATCCATGCCGGACAGCGGCGACGACGACGGGATGGTGTCCACGATCGGAGCGACGATCGTTTCACGGACCACGTTCAGGAGATCCTTCGAGATTTCGCGACGCAGAGCAGGGGTGACTTTCTGGAGGTCTCGGAGCGCCTCCTTGAGTCCGGCGTACTCGAATCCGATGGTCGCGGTCACTGTTGGCCTCCTTTCCTGTCTCTGTTGATCGCCTCGATGACTGTCGCCAGATCGTCGAGCTCAAATGGGATTCCTGGAGGCCAGTATCCGGTCGCCGCTAAGACTTCGCTCAGCTGACGGCGGTAGCCTCCTGGGTAGGGTTTACTGATTCGGTCTCCACGACTTCCAGCGTTTCGAGGCGCTTGATGAAGTCGTCGAACATGGCGGGGACGGTAATACCGGCCTGCTTGGTGGCCTCGTACGCCATGAACGCGAGATCCTCCATGCCGATCCCTCCAGACGCGAGGTCGGACGCTTTCCGCTTGAACTTCCGTTCCCAGGTGACGATGACGAACAGGTTCGTTTCGACCTCGTAGTCACCGGCTCCGGTGTTGACTTTCAGCTTCAGCTTCATCCTGACCTCCTAGTGTCTGGAGTCAGGATACTCAGGGGGCGGTGATGTCGCGGGCGCTTGATCCGCCCTTGAACACGGCCTCCACGACCGAGAGCTCACCGACCGAGCTGTTGATCGGCGTGATGCTTTCCAGGTAGCAATTCGTGATGGTGTATTCGGGGTTCGACGCGGACTCGGTGGTGCCCGAGGGCGAGATCACGAGCGTCGACGCGGTTCCCCAGGCCGAGTAGAGGATCGCTTCGACTTCGCCGGCGCCGTAGCTGTTGAACAGGGTGAGGGTGACCTCGTTGTTCTCCAGACCGGCGGTGAACACGCGGGCGGTGCCGCCGAAAGCGGTGGTCTCCAGCGCTTCCTTGGTCAGGCTGATTTCGCATTTCGAGCAGTTGTCGGTGAGGTCGGTGGTGGTGGCGCCGACGGTCAGGTTGATCGTCGCGTTCCCGAGGAAGGTGGTGGTGGCCATTTTTTGTTTGTCTTTCTGTTCAGGAGCGGCGGGCGCTCATTCTCACGGTGAGGTCGTAGGAGGGGATTTCCTGGGTGCCGACGACCGTGAGGGACGGTCTGCCGGAGGTGACGACAATTGAGGAGTTGAAGATGGTGTCCATTGTCGTCAGGAGGTAGTCGGTGGCGTCTTGGTTGCCTGGGGGTGCCGCCAGGATTCGGATGGTGAAGGTGACGTCGGCGACGCTGTTGGTTTGTCCGGCGTTGAACGCATCGAAGGATGGCGGCTCGATGAAGATCGTGAGGGGTCGGGCGTTACGCGGGTCGGTGACGGCGACGAGGCCGAGAGCGGTGATCGCGTTGGCGAGATCGGTCGTCGCGTCGGTGAAGATTCCCGAAGGCATCTCATGCCACCTGGCTCCGCTTGATTCCGAGGAGCTGGTTTACGCGGCCCATCGACATGATCGGCGCGGTCCCCATCCCCTCGAATGTTTGGAAGGAGTCGATGGAGCCTCTTTCGCGGTACAACGATGAGGCCATGAGTACGGCTCCCATCTTGACGGCGTCCGACGGGACGGTCCCTAGCGCGTCGTGGTATCCGGCCTGGACTCGTCGCGCGAAGCACCAGGCGTTGCTTGCGTTGACGCATTGAGTGAGGAAGGCGGTGTCGTTCGCGGTCGCCGACGTGATGCCGAGGAACACTTGAACGTCTGCGGAGGTGATCCAGGTACAGGTCTGGGTCCAAGTGAGCGTCCCGTACGGGTCGACAGGTTCGCGTTCGATGTCGTCGCCGACATCTTGGACCATGAGCTGATTGAGCAGGATGACGTCATCCTGGTACAGCGGGTCGCCGTAGTCGTCGAGGCCGAGGAACAGCAAGGTCGGAACAGCGATCACGACATGCGATCCGTTCAGGGCCGCGTCGCATCCGGCGATCGTGATCGTTTGTCCGACCGCGATGTCGGTCGTTTCGAGGGTCTGGATCACAGCGACGTCGTTGATCCGCTGTTGATGCGTGATCGTGAATGAAGCCATGACCCAGACCCTCTCTGCTCGCGTCGATCAGGTGAGCTTGACGAACTTCGTCGCGTCGACCATCTTGGTCGCGAAGTAACCGCGGAAAGCGATCGTTCGCGACAGGGTGGACGGGGCGTCGATCGAGATGGCGCCCTTCTGCTGTTCCCAGATCTGGTAGCCGGACGGGTCGCCGACGATCACGGTGTCGGCGGCGAATCCGCGATCCACGATCACCGCGAGACCGAACGCCTCGCCGACGCGGTTCGCGCTGGCGGGGGTCTGCGATCCGAACGCGTTCATCGGAGCGGTCGGGGCCAGAAGCGGTCTGCCCGTTGTGTCCGTCAATTTTCCGAGATAGGCGAACATGTTGGGGCTGAGAAACAGATGGGTCGGCAGGTTGCCGTTCGAGTTCGTGAGGATCGTCGACGCGGCGTCGTAGATGTCCGAGATCCACTCGCTCGGCGAGGTGGGGTCGGTCAGAGCGGCGCTCTGCGAGCATCCCGCCAGGAGCTGATCGGCGGCGTAGTTGTCCGTCTCGTAGGCGTACACGCGAGCCATGTCGTCGAGCATCGAGCCGATGATCTCGGGCGAACTCCAATCGATGATCTGCTCGCTGAGAGATGCGTAGCCGCCGAAAGTCAGTTTCGTGATGTCGTACGAGGCGACGGCGTAGGTGGAGGCGGTCAGGCTCGCCAACTGGTTCGCCTGCTGTCCGATCGAGTTGTGAGTGTTGACGTACGGGACGCGGAACACGGCGCCGTCGGCGGGCATGGCGCGAACGCCGCAGGCATCCACGACAGGCCTCCGACCCTGGAAGTTGTTGTAGATGGGGGACAGCAGAACTTCGGGCAGGAACCCGTCGTTTCCGGTCGTGGTCACGTCCGGCGCCGCGGCGCGGAGTTGCTTCTTGACGGCCTCGGCGGCTTCGCCACCGCGGAGGATGCCCGCCATGTATTCGGCGGGGCTGGGCATACGGGCGGGCTTGAGGGCCTGCGCGTAGATGGGATGGGTCGCGACTGCGGCCTCGATCGGGGTTTCCTGGGTGTCCATGTTCTCCTCCTCGGAGTCTTGGGTGATGGGTTGGGTGGGCGCGTCCTCTTCTTGCTCTTCCTCGGGCGCGGACGCGAGCACCGAGTGAACTTGGGCGGCTTCGAAAGCCGGCGTGGTGACGACCGACAGCTCGACCATGCGAGCCTCGGAGACGAGCATCGTTCCGTCGTTCGTTGTCTTGAACTTGACGGGGATAGCGCCGACGGACACGGAGTCCAAGGCGCCCATCTTCAGGAGTTCGAGCGCGTCATCTCCGGCGCGTGTCGGAGCGATCTTCGCCTCGAACATGAGGCCCTCATCGGTGGATGCGAGCGCGGTCACCTTGCCGATGACGCGAGTGTCGTCGTGGAACTCCAAGAGCTTCACGGACGTCGGATCTTCACCAATCGCGCCTTTCTGGAATACAACCGATTCGCCGCCACTCAACAGCGCTTGGGTGTCCCAGGGGACGGCGAGGCCGGTGATCGTCCGCTTCGGTTCGCCGTCGGGGGCGGCGGCGTCGAGCGTGACGAGCTGAGCGGTGAGACGTATCATGCGTCCTCCATGTCGGGGCTGTCGTTCATGCCAGGGGCGCGAACGTCGACGTTCTCCTCGACGCGAACATCCTCCATGATCTCGTTGTCGTAGACGTACTCTTCGAGATCGAAGTGGACGAACCGTCCGCGAGGGAGAATGTTGTTCATCGAGAGCGTCTCTTGAATACAGTCGATGTATTGGCGGGCGCCGAAGATCAACAGATCTTGGCGGGCCTGCTGGGCGTTCGAGTAGGTGAACGATCCAGGGACGCCGATGCCGAGCAAGTACGGCGGGATTCCGGTATGACGTGAAAGTTCGAGCGCCTGGAATTGGCGGGACTCGACGAGCTGAAGCTTCGACGGGTCGGATGAGAACTCTTTCCAGGTGACCGCCGAGTTGAGGGCGCCGACGGCGGAGACGCGACGGGCGTTCGCCCAAGCGGCGGCGAGCTCACCGAGATCCTCGCTCGACATCGGTTCCGAGGTGTCGGTCTGCTGAAGGTATCCGGCGGCGATCTCGGTGGACGCGAATCGGTCGGCGGCCTGATCCAGTTTCAGGGCGGTCGAGATGGAGCGGGCGCCGACGTAGATGAGACCCTGGGTCGGGGCGATGAATTGAACGGTTTCGTTCGGGTCGATTTCGACGCCGTTGAACAGGATCTGCTTCGAGAATCCGAACCATTGGGGTCCGGCCTGATCGAGGAAGGAGACGCCCGCCTGAGGGAGCCATTGGAAGGAGAGCGGTCGTCCGGTGGCCTGGGAGCGCGAGGTGATGAACCAGGTGGCGCGGCCTCGCATCATGAGATCCGTGACGGTCTGCGACATGATGAAGTTCCGCGTCACGGTCGGATCGGGCTGAACCATCCACGGTTCGAGCTCCAGATAAATCTTCTCGTATTCCTCGCCGGTCCATTGTTCGGTGTAATGCTTCAGCTTGAGACAGCCGACGACTGAAGCGATCATCTGGACCGAGCGGGCGATGGTGGGGACGGAGAGGGCGAGCTCTTCAGTCCTCCCGACCGAGTAGCTGTAGAACTCGCCGATCCCCGCCTGGGTCGCGCTCGAAGCGGCGGCTTTCAGAGGAGCAGAGCCGAACGCCGCCTCTTGTTTCCTTCCGTTGAACAGACCCACGAGCCGGAGTCTCCCACGGGATTCGGTGGATGTCTACGAGGGTCAGTATGCCGCCATCGCCGGACGATTCTTGGAGACGGGCCTCGACGCGAGACTGATCGCCCAGACGGCGCATCGGGCGGCCTCGATCGGCCCAGGAGATTTCTGCGATGAGAGCACCGATGTTCCGTTCGTCTTGACGGCGACAGCTCGACCCAAGTGTTCGGCGAGAGTTACCGACCCGTCGTGGGTCACCTTCCCCTCGACGATCATCGAGCGGACGATCGACGTGTATTTCACGAGTTCGGCGTAACCGACGATCTGCGTCCGTTTCGTGTAGGCGGGCGGAAGGTGGATTTCCAGCGACGGGGTGACGGCAAGCTTGAGGAGGGGCTCCTCCATGCGTTGCGCGACTTCAGCCCAGAGGGCGGTCTCGGAGTCGACGACGAACGCGAGCTCGACGCGGACGTTCGGGCCGTCGGCGATCGCTCTGATTCCGACGTACCTGGAGTCGTCGAGGGACGAGTCGACGGCGAGGATTCCACCTGGCGGGATCGGATCATGGGTTCGGCATTGTTCCCAGACTCCCGATGGGAGCCAGGATTGGTTTGCGGCGATGAAGAGGTTCAGGTGGGCGCGGAGGAAGGCGTTCCGGTCGGGCGAGTCGTGGGCAGCTTCGAGGGCGGACATGGTGATCGTTTCGCCGAGCGCCGGATTCGCCCAGGCCCACCATCGGCGATCCTCCAGGTTGACTCCAGGGGGCGGACTCCAGGAGGCGTAGTAGAGGCGCGACGGGCGTTTCATGTCGATCGCGGCGGTCGCCTGGGAGATCAGCCGGAGCATCGCGACCGAGCTCTCGTCTCCGGCGGTGGACCAGAGGGAGAGGAGCGGATTCTTGCGGGCGATCTGGGAGGGCCGGTACGCGTCGAACAGCACCGACGGCGACACGGCCCACAGCTCGTCGACGACGATCAGATCGTTACTCGATCCGTGGGCGTTGGATTCGGTGGCGGCGGCGACACTCCAACACGACCCGTCGGGAAGGTCGGCGCGCATCCGACCGTAAGCCCAAGTGATTTTCGCGCCGAATTGCGCTTCCAGGATCGGGGCGACTTCACGGAACAGAGCGGTCGCTCGATCCAGTTTGTGAGCTGTTGAGAGAACCTGCTGGGGTCGGCCTCGCATCGCGGCGAACTCGGTCACCCACCAGCCGAGAAGCGCTTGGCATCCGACCGTCTTTCCGTTCTGCCGTCCGCAAGTCACCAGGCTCTCACGGAACTCCAGCTCGCCGGTGCCGTCGTGGCGGAGCTGTCCATTGAGAGCGATCTTCTGCCACTCGAACAGCGATCGGCCAAGGTGCCGTTCCGCCCAGGCGGCGACCGAAGGCCCGAAGCTGTGCTCCCCCCGATACGGCGTTTCGATCCGTGGGCAAACCTGACCTCGATCGGATGTTGATCCGTCTCGATGCGAATCGGTTCCGCTCGGTTCCAATCCGAATCCTTCTTGGATAGACGGAGAGT